TTTAGGAACTCGCACTTAGTTAACTGCGGTTGTATTGGATTGTAGTCAATAATCTTATTGAGCCTGAAATACTGCTTATCGAAGTAGTATAGCTTCGCAAAGTCAAGCGATAGTATATCAAGCGCTTTGAGGTTGAAATACGCCGTAACAACCTTGCTGTTGCGGTCGGTTGTTTCATCAATTTGTTTCTGCCAGTACTTGTTAACTAGGTTGCCGTTGGTATAGCTTATCGCGCCCCATGCCGATGTCCAGTATATTTCAGCAGGTACACCCCAAGACAAATCTATTGTAGGGCTTAACGCATCGTCTAAATGACCTGCGAACGGATATTCACCATAGGTTGTTGAGCCTGATGGATAGTCGATGATGTAAGTTCCGTTGGTGGTTTTTAACCCTGAATAGTGCAATATACGTACATTGGCCGATGTGGTCTTTACCGTTCCGTTATCGTCAATTGACAATATACGTGGATACACCATGTCGTTAACAGTGTTACCTACCATTGGCGTAGGGCTGAACCCTACCTCGATAACCTTATCCGACCTTAGAAAGTCGTTTGTGATGTCAATGGTGCGCTGTCCGTAACTCTCTCGCCATGAATCTTGATAGAGGGTATTAAAGTAATCTTTGTCTTCTTTGTATCGGAAAATGTAACGCTTACCTTCCAATTCGGCCATCGGTTTGATGTCCATAGCGTTGGAGGTGTCGAGTTTATCTGACCAATCCACAACGGTTGAGGTGTAGAACTCGTCGCGGGGCTCAATGATAAGTCTGTTCTGTACTTCTTCATCCTGTTTGATATAAAGATTGAACATTCTGATAATCCACAGAAGGAAGTCTTTCTGCTTCACATTCTGTGGCACTACCGCGTTCATGTTTATAGTGTTTCCGAACTCGTATTCAGGTGAATCTATGTTGTTCCTGAACTCGCTACCCGTCTTAACGGTGTATGCCTCTGTTCCTGTGTAATAAGTGTTGCTGACGTAGAAGTAATCGGTAGTGCCCTTACCCAAATAAATCGGAATAGTGATAGCAGGGTTGCTCGATTGTAGCTTAGTCATAGATACACGCACACGAACTTTATCACCTGCGAACAGAGACAAGTTACCTGTGTTGAACCGTATCACTCCGTCACCTACTGAGTTAACCTGAGTTATCCATGTGCCATCGGTGTCCGAATCGGTTGAAGTGGTGAACTGGTCAACTCTCCATGTACTGAACCCTACGTTAACGGTTGAGTAACCGCCACCTGTGTCAACTTGTAGTAATACACTTACACGGTAGTCATGCAGCGCATACATAGCAACGCCTGATGTCGCAGGAGTTAGTACAATACGCGGGTTAAGTTCAACGTGAAAATTATAGTTAGCGTCAAGACCTGCACCAACGGTGAATATACCTGTTGCGGTATTATATTGTGATGATGGGTCTGATGATTCACTATTGAATATTACCGTTGCAGACGTTGTGAACGATTGCGCTGATGTTGTGCGTGAAGACGCAAACAAACGCTCTGCAATGTCTTCGGTAGTTAACTGGAACGTACCATTGCTGAACGGCACGATAAGCGAACAGAAGTCGCTAGAAGTGAAGAAATCTGAATCGTATGTAAACCCTGCACTTTCAAAGATAGCATCTATGTATTCCTTTACATAGATAGCAGGTCTGTAATTCTTATAGCTAAAATTAGTAACCGATGAACCGAAACCGTAGTCGATGTGCGGATATACATACCCATTACCAAGTTCAAACGGTGTAGAACCGCCATCCTCAGTTATCGACGTGTCCCATGATGATTCGATGTTAGCCTGTGTCCATGCATGGTCAAACGCGGAGAAATCTAAGTCTGTCAGGTACTCATCGCCGATGCGTTGAAACAAATCTACCAACTCGCCTAATAACTGACAGTTGTAAACAATATCAAGGTTGTCGGTCTTGGTAATACTCATCAACTGAACGATTCCCCTGAACTGCTCAACACCATCAACGTAAAGAACTGCTGAGGTCTTAAGGTTCGGAGAAAAATCAGGCGTGAAGTTTACCGAAGTTGTGTTGTCGATGTAAACATCAAGGTTATACAGATGTCCGAATAGACTATTATTAGTCTTACTCGCAGGAAGTGTAACCGTCTTGGAGTAGTTCACCTGTCTTGTTTCAGGGCGCGAAATATCGCTTATCTGATAGTTCAACGCCCATGTAAAGTCAGGCATTAAATCGACAAGTGTATCGTTGATGTATAGTTCTACCTTAGCCATTAATACCTTTGTCTGTAATTTGATGAACTAAGCTTCATTGAAATAGTCAGGTTGTAAAGTTCTAGGTTAGTGTCCTTCTGAACGGTGTAGCTAGTGTCAATGATATTCACGGCAACGGAGGTAGTCCAGTCTTTGAACCAAAACACTTGCGGTGATTCTACCAGTTCCCTGAGCCATTCAAACTGCTGCTCATTAATCCATCCTGAGCGCAGAACAGTAACCCTATCCGCTGCGGTGTAATATGATTGCGTTCCGCGTTGCGCTGGTGTCACCGTGTATGACGTCGAGGCCGTTTTTCCCGTGTTCTGCTTATACTCCCGTCGAACGATAGTATCTGTCTCTGTTGATTGTCTACGAAACTGGAATGAATCGAAGCCGCCAAATGCGTTTTGGAAGTGCAGTTCGTAAATATCATACATTGTGCAGTCCTCATCGAGGTAGAACGTGAATCCTTCTGACCGCGGGTTGTTGCTGTTGTCAACTAACGACAAAATGTAGTAAGCAACACCACTAGTGAGTATAGGCTGTGTTCCTGATGATAGGGTAACATCGTTTAAGTTCCAGCCTGCCGCAACACGAAGGAAGCGGTCGGTTATATCAACGTCAGGCGTGTTGAACGCATTATCGAAGCGGTAAGTGCCTAGTACGTTGTCGTTAATGTCATAGGTCTTCACTAAACACTTGTAAACGTAGTTCTGAAAGTGCGTGAAGTTAATCCATAACACCTGATTGTCGAACAAGGTCATGGTGCGCGGCATATTCGTCAGGAACTTACTTGCGCTTGTTCCCATTTGATATTCCTGAGCATTCCAAATAGTGCTAGTAAGAAAGTCTATCTGTTCAAGTGAACTATTAATCGCATAGTAAGTATCACCCGTTGCTGATGCGTAGTAGGTCGCGCCTGTGGAAGACAAACCATATTCCTCACCCGCGATAACATACACCGTTGCGTATGAGTTAGGGTTTTGCTCAAAGCCCTCGGTTGATTTTAAATCAATATCATAACTCAAATACGGTTCAACGATACCTTTGATGTCAAACACGCCTACACCGTAAGTCGGGTGCGGTGCTTTCTTCAAGCGTTTTACCTTGCTGCCATTAACATAAACATCAAGACAGTATTGGTAATTGTCCTGAGTGTTATTGGTTGACTTAACGACATAGTTCTGCTCATTATAGCCTGAGACTAGCTTGTAAGCCGTTGCCCATGTTGGTTGCTGATGTATCGTGTATGCCATTAACCTTCGAGTATTTGCCTTATATCCACCTTCACATGTTCCCCTAACAATAGAGTAAGTTTATCCTCTAATTGACTTACCCGACCGTCATCAATAAGCGATGTGAAGAACCCTGAACCACGATAGCCGAATCGCTTGATTATACCTTTTTTATTGATGGCTTTCTTTATCGCCCATGCTAAGGATTTCCTAGCGTCCGCGAATTTTACCTTAGACTTAGAAGGGTCTTTCAATTTAGACTTGTAAATGGCTAACGGGTTGATGTTATGCGTAGTAATCCAATTCTCCAAAGACTTAACCATGCGTTCTCTATCCGCAGCAGACCCGCGTTTCTTCGCGCCTTTCGTTCCTTGGTCAATGTACTTCCAGTATTCATCCATTGACAAGTTCATCTCAACGCTGTTTCCTCTTATGGAAACTTTGTATCTAACAGACCCTGCCAATCCTGACTGTCCCATCGGTGCATGGCCTTTAGCCTTAAGTGATGCTATGGTGTCACTAGCTAAGTCCTGACCGAACGCTTCTAACAAATCAACTATTTCATTTACCGTTGCCATTATACTCGTTTTGGTTTATTCGCTTCTTCGATTAACCGCTTAACCCTGTTCCTGTCCTTGATGTATGCCATCGTATTGAAGAACTTGGTTATCGTCCAATCATATAGTATAGTGTCCCACTTGCAATAATCGCCGTTAGATAACTCATCCAAAAGAGAAAACCACCCCCAACGGTCTATGAATTTCCGTTCTGCAGATATTGTGTTAGTTCCTTGGTCAGCTTCGTCCGTGTCTTGCTCGAATAAGTTTGGATAGTTTCGGGTAATTGTTCCCACACGGTCAAAAAAAAAGTTGCTAAAGGGAACACCACCGACATAGGTAGTTCATTCCAAAACAATTTAGCTACTTCGTCGTTGTCTTGGTCTTTGAACGTCTTACCTCGCTCAATACACCACACCGACATAACTCTATGGATGTTCTGCCAAAAGTTTATATTGTCCTTGGTATAGGTCGAATGGCTAATGAATTGCGCAGGGCTTACTGCCGACATATCAGGGTTAACGTCGAACCACTTACCACCGACAACGAACTCATTGATGAACTTATTCTTAGGTGGAGTGGACAAAAACTCCGTAGCCGCCAGTATGCGTTTAATCTCAGGCATAGGCACGTTCATTGCTTCGTCTTCGCCAATGTTACAAAGGATTGATACCTTTCGACCGTAATAGTCATACGTATCTAAGTCCTTTCGCACTTGTTCTAGTTCGTACAACTGTGCGTACATTCCGATGCTTACTTGCATCCAGTTCTTTGGGTATTTCATATCAGGTGAATTTAACTGCTGCTGCTTGTTTTAATGACTTAAACGCATGATAACCGATAGCTGAACCCATCACCCCATCGTCATGGAATCCCGCAGGTGCGGCATACCTTACTGAACGAGACTTCGGGTTATACTCCCATGTTAGCATCTTCAATTCGTTGATTAACCAATCCTCATTCAAGAATGACACCTTGCCGTCGCTGTTGGCTATAATCAAGTCCTCTATAATTTCTTGCTTAGACTTGCTTGTTGTTACGAATGGTTCAACCCTCCCGAACTTATACGCCTTACGTACAAGGTCAAAGATAGGATCGCCCACACCGTTAACCTCAACCAACAACTGAGGTTTAAACCTGTTCAGGTGCTTCACGGCCTGTTGGATAATATTAGTCCACTCCATTTGCCGCCAACGCTCAATGAACACCATTTGACCTTTCTCATTGTAGATAGCCAATACAGTATAGTCATCTGCACGTCCAACGTCAAGCCCTGCGTAGTGCCTGTACAAGTTTTCAGGTGCTTCATTGATATTCAACTCTCCAAACACCGATGCGCCGCCGTCTAAGAACTCCGCTAGGTACTCCTGCCTGAACACATGGTCAGGTAATGTACTACGTGCATCGTCAATCTCTGTTGGGTTAATCAATGGATTGTGATACGATGTCATGGTAAACGACCTGTACTGAGGGTTCTCAGTTTGTAAGTTGTAAACTTGATAGAAGTGGTTCTTACCCTTCGGAGTGCTTATCAATAACACCTTCTTACCCTTTACCAGTACCGTTGCTCTCAATACTTCAGTCCACGCAGCCTCATCCATAAACGCGAACTCATCACAGACAAGGTAGTCGAAGGTAAACCCGCGAATATTATCGTATCGTTCCGCACTAAAGAACTGCAACGTAGAACGACCGATAGTAATGGTCAGTTCCGATGCATTCTTATGTATTAAGTCTGAATCGGCAAAGGCATTGACCATATCATCAAACACCTTCTTGCTCTGCTTGTAAATAGGACTAACCCACGCGCACCTGCAACCCTTCTCGTTAAACATCCAGTAAAACAGTTGGTTCATCGCCAACATGGTCTTACCGAACTGACGACCTATGTTCAATACGTAATACTTCTGAGTGCCTTTATTAATAGCCTCATGTATCTTCGCTTGTTCTGCGTGTGGGTTGTATAGCGTTACATTCATTCATTTGGTTTCTCGACCACCTGACCAAAGTTAGCAACGACCTGACTAACATTCTGATTCTGCGTAGTCTCATCGCGCCATCCTGCCTTGTTCTTAAGCCAAAAGATCGCTCCTTGTGTTGATCCCGCCCATTGCAGCTTCTTCTCAAAGTAATCCTCTAGGATAAGGTCAAGCATACTGATAACCTGAGCAAACTCAGGGTTTACCTTATACTCCCTCCACGTTTCTTTGCTCATACCTAAATACAAACGAAGCCCTGCTAAAGTGTACTTCCCTTTGTCGTGCTTCTCAGCCCATTCAAAATATTCACAAGCCATTGCGGCTAATGTCGCTCCGTCCTTAAACTTGTATTCAGGTCCTGGTCTTGCCGTCACCAACATTCGGAACAGCTTACCATCGGTAAACCGCCCTTTCTCATCTCTACCTTCACTTGCCATAAATAGAATCCTTTGCGTGTTCAATGGAATCTAGCTTCTTCTGCATAGAATCTAATTCCTTAATGTTCTTAAGTTCTTCTTCGCTATACTCAACCTTTGGGGCTGAACAAGCCGATAGAACTACTACTGCTATGATAAACTTCTTCATCTGCGTTTACGTTTGTTTTTGAATAAGTTCTGTTGTACTGGCTGCGGCTTCGGTGGTTCAGGCTGTACCTGCGCTTCTTCCTGCTGCTTCATTGCGTAGTACCACCTAGATAGCTTAGTAATCAATGACACCACACAGTCACGACAACCAAGGTTCTCGACACCTAAGTTAAGAATCATTGCGTAGTGATTGAACAGCACAAGGTCGGCGGGGTTAGCAAACCGAACGGTGTTGTCTTTCATGTACTGAGTGAACAACGGCTCTTGTCTTTTGAGGTCGTTGTAAATTTCCTGATAGGTCATAGGTATCGCATAGTTAAGCGTTCAACAATGTAAGCAAAGAATGTGGTACATACCACCGTTAAGATTGAGTTTAGAAAGTTATCCCAATAGATAACAGTAAACACCGTGGCAATCCACGTGGCTAAACACACGCAACAATCAAGCGGCTTAAGGTTAGGCATCCCTAACCACGTCTTGATGTACCAAATAAACGGCAACACGTTAACCCAAAGGTACGCAGCAAAGATACTAAGTACCACTATTAATAATCCTGTCATATTCTGTCTTAAGTTTAAACTTTACTTCGTAAATAGTTCTATTCACCACGTCCCTACTGATACTGTACTTCCTGCTTACTGCTGAGGCGTTGTACTTGCATTCAACATAACAGGCTAACATCTTTTCCTCGAGTTCCGTGAGTGGTGCTTTACGTAACGCCTCGAATTGTGTTTCGTTCACTTCCTCACCTGCCGACACCAATTCAAAGCGAATCGCGTCAATATCCTTTCTACCGTACTTCTTATTGAAGTTTGAATTTTTATTGAACCACTCGTTGCGCATAACCGTGTATAAGTACCAATCAGGGGCTAAAGGTTTATCCAACATAATCAGACAAACTTCCATCGCTAGGTCGTAAGCGTCATCATCATTCTTTGTGATGCTCTTACCTAGCTGCTTAAGCCTTGGAAACTTATCCCATATTTGTTGCATACTGCTCAAATATTTCCTTACGCTTCTGATTAACGTCCTCTAAATTGTATTCCTTAGTGACGTAATCATACGCCAAATGTTGCCTGCGCTTAATATCATCTCTGTTCAGGATAAAGTGTCGCATCCACTCGTAGAAATCCTTATGCGCCCTACGTTGAGGGACTGCAATACCAGCAGACTTGCGCAGGTCATAAGAATAGTTCATCGTTGCTGAACCAATAACGAACTTACCTTTAAACCCTGCCTCTACAATCTTTAGGTTAGACTTGCAGATGTTGAATGTCGTTTCCTTCAACGGTGCTAACATGATGTCGCACATCTCGTAATAGTACGCGAAGTTGTTCACGTCAGCAGCAGGTAAGATTAAAAAGTCCTCCTGTGCCACGTACTGGCCTTTATGGTTCTTGTTCGCCTTACCTCCTGATAGGATAGTGGCGATGTAGTCGTGTTGAGGTTGGTTGGCGTAACCTGCATATACCACTTGGAACTTACCTTTCAATTCAGGATCGTTCCAAAGTTTACCCATCGAATCACGCAGCAGCGCAATGTCTTCTAGGTGATGCACTCCACCTATCCAGCCAAATACTACCTTATCGCCGATAGGTTTATGTTCTAGCCTAAACTGTGACTCACGTACTGATACAGCGTTAGGTAATACCTTCACGTTGCTGTTGTACGGCATTATACGCGCTCCTAAGAACTCGTTGGTAGTTGTAACCACATCAGCCATCTTCATGCACTCAATAGTATCCTGCGGAATCTTATGCTCTCGGTAGTGGTTGTATAACTGATGCGTGGTGTCTAGCCCCCAGTAATCGTCAATGTCGAACACGGTGCATAGTCCTGCTTTCTGAGCGCGTTTGATATACCCATTCATGTCATTTCGGGAGATATGGAATAGGTTAAATTCCTTTATTTCCTCAATAGGCATTTCATTGATAGTATTGATGTTCTTAAACTTATAGCCATAATCTACCGCCATCGCACGATGTGGAAGGTGTTGGCGGTAATATCCACAACCGTCGATAACTCCTTTGGCATGTTGTTTAAGAAGGGTTAATACTCTCATTGTCTGTATGGGATATAGTAGTTGTTTGTCTTAGTGTAATGCTCAATCTGTTCACCGAAAATAACTTGGTTCTTCTCTAGTGAAGCCCATTTCATTTGACGGTACTCAGTCTTGCTATGCACATCATCACCAAGGTGTGAGGACTTCACAGAATCAACGTAGTACTGCTTATACCCCATCATGTTAAGCCTGTGGTGGTAGTCTGAATCTTCCAATCCGTAAGGAGCATACCTGTTGCAGAAGTAACCAACACGCTCAAATACTTCACGGCTGAATAGTGCAGTACCGAAAGCGTTCCATTGCTGCGTGGCCTTGATGCCGTTACGTTCAAACGGAATACCTTTTTCACCTGCGCAATGTGAGGCAACCCATCCAGCATCAGGTAACACGTTGTGCGCTTCGATTAACTTGGCTGCCCAGTTGTTACTCATCTTGATGTCGTTACCCATCAAGCAGATGTAGTCCATGAGTGAATGATGAAAACACTCATTGAACATCGGCGCAACTCCTTCGTTGGTTTCATTGAAGCGTAGATAGCGCACGTTGTTGAGGGTTTTCAAATACTCATGTACTCGCGGGTCTTTACTTCCGTTGTCAACGATGCACAGTTCATAAGGAACTCCTGCATGAGATAGGTTGTGGTCAACAGCATCCTTGAGGATGTCGAATCGGTCGAGGGTTAAGAAGCAGATACTTACCATGTTCTTGTTAGTTCAAATAGTTCGTTAAATCGGTTGTGTTCGTGGATAGATTCGACGATGCTAAGGTCTTTTATAACCTGCGTTTCGTTGTCTCCGATATGCTTTGCAGGGTTACCAACCCATTTACCAAAAGGGTAAACGCAAAGTTTGCGCGGAACTACACCGCCCATACCTATCATGACGTATGAGCCTATAACGGTTTTTTGATGTATCACCGCGTTTAATCCGATATTAACGTATTTCATTACAACCGTGTGGCCTCCAATCTTCGCACCGCAAGATAGCGTCACACATTCTTCTAGGATAGCATCATGGCCAACGTGAGCGTGCTTCATAATAAAACACTTCTGACCTATCTCGGTGACTTGCTGCGTTCCTGAATCTATCGTTACATGACCTGTGATGATTGTGTGGTCGCCTATCTTAACTCCGTGTCCTTCATTAGGATAGAAGGCTTTATGTTCACCTGACGCACCTATGTTGCAATGCTCTCCGATGATCACGTTTGCACCTATCTCAACTCCTGAATGTATCACGGAAAGCGCGCCAATCCTAGTGTTCGCGCCAATAATGACATTGGGGTCAACGATAACCGAGGGGTGAATGATTGCGGTTTCATGAATCATGTGCGTAAAGGTAAGGTGATTTTTCATTCAAATGCAAGAACTGGTGAAATTTTTATTTCTGCAACCGTTTTGCAACCAAATGCAACCATTTTGCAACCGTTTTGCAACCAAAAATAATTCTATTATACGTATGTAAATATATATGTATCAATATATTACTACGTATAGATGCAACCAGTTGCATGGTTTGGTTGCA